ATTTCTCCAGTCTTTTGCTTTTCGGGTATCTTCACGTGACTAGCGTCAGGACAGCGTGCCGGCGCGCATGATCGGCATGGATGTCTGACCTTCCGGGTGGCGGGATGGGGCCATCCGGTCCCATCCCTGTTCGTCCATAGCCCGCCGGGGCGGAGGCAGCGGACTACACGGGAGAGCTTTCCGCTGTCAGCCTGTCCATGTATTGGGCGATCGAGACCGTTTCGATCCGGCGAATCCTGGCATGGGACCCCCACGGCCAGACACCCGACATGTCAACGGTGCACGTGCCCGTCTTCCATTCGAGGATCGGCGATGGCACCTTGAAGACGAAATCGGAACCCGCTGCGAAATCGACCTTGATCTCGAGATTCGTGGCATCAAGCGGAATACCGGAAATGGTGTGCTGCTGGCCCCCGGGAACCGTGGTGGATTTTTCGCCGGGTCCTTCCGAGGCGCTGTTATATTTCACCTTGCATCGACCAATATACGTACCGCCATGCTGGTTGTCGAAATTGACCGAGAAGGAATGAATGGGCTTGATCCATGTCGGCATGATGGTCCGGCCGTCGAACGAGGCGAACTGGAAAGACAGCGGGATCAGTGTTTTCGCGGCGGTGTTGTCCTGGGCCGGCCATAAATGGCTTTCGAAAGCCTTGGTTTCCTGAAACTCCTTGTAGGACCCTTTCAGGTTGCCCTGGACCGTTCCACCGCCGGTCATGGCCCGGATGCCATCGACCGATCCCGTCAGTGAAAAGGTGCTGGACTGGTTCAACGAGGCGATATTCGCGCCGCCGATCGCCTCGTGGGTGTGCGTCACGACACCGAAGCCCTGCTGGATTCCCTTTCCGTCGGGCGTCGCGTAATTGATCGATTTCGCGATATCCAGTAGCTTGGCAAATCGATCGCGCAGGACGATCCCGAAATCATCGACCGAACGGCGCGAGACGAGCGTGGCGTTGGAGGAAATGCTGCCCTCCTTGGCGAATTCCCAACTGACCTTCAGCCCGGTATTGACTTTCATGCTGGTTGTCGGGTCCTGGTAGCCACCCGCAAAATCGACGTCCGTCTGCTGGCGCCGTACGGACGAATCGTTGACCGCCCAGTTCTCGGAGGCCGGCAGGTCGGTAATCTTGAGGTCCGACAGCGTGGTGACCTGGCTGAAGATCCCGGTGTCCGGATCGATGGTTCCGACGGCCCCCGGCTGGACACCGGGATTCAGGGACCAGTTTCCCCACGCATACAGGTTGGTCCGGCGAATGATGTTCGTCAGGACGATATTCCAGTTTTTCGTATCCATGTTTCCACTCTGATTCAGACGCATCCACCCGCTGAACGGGGTGAATAAAAGACAGGTGCGGAGCGTGCCGTGACAGCGTTCCGGGGCGAAGACTTGGTCCCGATATGTTTATTTTTTATTAAAATAATCGGAATGACCGGAATGGATCGATCCGGTTACGGCATGCATATTTTCGATATCGCATTGAATGGCGGGATTGACTTGCACGCCGTGCGAACGACCTGATCGTGCCGGGTCTCGTTCCTGCCGATTTGTGCGGCCAGGAATAAAAAACACACCATCCCCACCCGCGTGCCCTTGCGGCTGGAATAAGGATATCCGCGTGGCCGGGCCGCGCGATATGGTCCCCCAGGACACGGAGGTTCGGGGGAGGGGATGGTGCCGGATACGGGGGACGATGCGCATGCCGGCGACGCGGGGGACGATGCCGCGGCCATGCCGAAGCTGACGCCGAGGCAGGAACGGTTCGTTACGGAATATCTGGTCGACCTGAACGGGAAGCAGGCGGCGCTGCGTACCGGCTATGGGCCCGTCGGCGCGCAGCAGCACGCGGCGCGGATGCTGGCGATGCCGCAGGTGAGGGCGGCGGTGGACCGGGGGAAGGCGGCGCGGCGCGAGCGGACGAAAGTCACGCAGGATCAGGTGATTTCCGAACTGATGCGCATGGCGTTCTATGACGTGGGCGCGATCGCGGGGCATCGGCTGGAGGGGCCGGAGGACATCGCGACCCTGCCGGATGCGGTGCGCGGCGCCATTGCCGGCTGGTCGTGGGACAAGGCGGGACATTTCGTCGTGCGCCTGGTGCCGCGCACGCCCAGCCTGGATCTGCTGGCGCGGCACCTAGGCCTGCTGAAGGACGTGCGCCAGCATCTGGGCCGCGACGGACAGCCGGTCGATCCGCCGGCGCTGTATACGGTTCTGGTCCGCTAACAGGCCGATCACAAAACGGGTTTTCTGAAACTGTTCCGGTCGGGCGTGGGCCCGTCCGGGCGTGGGGGGAGTGTGTACGCATGCGACAGCACAAAGTGATGGCGGAAACCGGGCGCGTGCCGGGCGAGGACGACGAATTCGGCGTGGCGCCGCTGGCCGAGGTGAATGGCGGCGCGGCGCATCCCGACCGCACTGCGCCCGCGCGGGTCCTGAAGGACGATGAGCGTGCGGCGCCCGCCACGGGGCGGCCGCGCGGCGGGCGCATGCCGGCGTCGGCCAAGCCCGATCACGGGCCGCATCGCTAGGCCGGTCTTTCCCGGGGGGGGCGGCATGGCCGCGCTGCATTACAACCGCGAGTCCGTGCCGACGATCCGGCGGTTCATGGAATCCGACGCCTTCATCCGGGGGCTGATGGGGCCGTTCGGGTCGGGGAAGAGTTCGGGCTGCGTCTGGGACATCGTGGTGCGGGGGCTGCGGCAGGCGCCGGGCCCCGACGGGGTGCGGCGGTCGCGCTGGGCGGTGATCCGCAATTCGTACCGCCAATTGGAGGATACGACGATCCGCACCGTCCACCAATGGTTTCCGCCCGCGCGGTTCGGCCGGTGGAAGCCGACGGACCATTCCTATGTCATCAACCGGATGGTGGCGGAGGGGGACGAGAAGCCGGCGGAGATCGAACTGCTGTTCCGTGCGCTGGACCGGCCGGACCAGGTGGGCAACCTGCTGTCGCTGGAACTGACGGGTGCCTGGGTGAACGAGGCGCGTGAGGTGCCGTGGGCGATCGTCGAGGCCGTGCAGGGGCGCGTGGGCCGCTATCCCGCCCGGCGGGACGGGGGCGCCACCTGGTCGGGCGTGCTGATGGACACCAACCCGCCGGATGCGGAATCGGACTGGTACCGGTTCTTCGAGGAAAAGGACCACTCGGCGGCGGTGGACGCCATGGCGGCGATCGTGCCCGGGATGACGGTGGACCGCTTCGCGCGGATCTTCAGGCAGCCCGGCGGGCGGGCGGAGGCGGCCGAGAATTTGGACAACCTGCCGCCGGCCTATTACCAGCGGCTGGCGGTCGGGAAAAGCGACGAGTGGATCAAGGTCTATATCGACGGCGATTACGGATTCGTCATGGAGGGGCGGCCGGTCTTCGGGGAATATAGCGACGGGTTCCATTGCCGCGACTGCCGCACGGTGCCGGCGCTGCCGGTCTATCGCGGGTGGGATTTCGGGCTGACCCCGGCCTGCGTGTTCAGCCAGATGCTGCCGTCCGGCCAGTGGATCGTGGTGGACGAGCTGGTGTCCAGCGCCATGGGGATCGAACGCTTCGCGGACGTGGTGGCGCGGCATTCGGCGCAGCATTTTCCGAAGACCCGCTTCGTCGATGTCGGCGATCCGGCGGGGATGCAGCGGGCGCAGACCGACGAGCGGACCTGTTTCGAGATCCTGCACGCCAGGGGGATCGCCATCGAGCCGGGGATGCAGACGCTGGCGATCCGGCTGGAGAGCGTGCGCCGGCCGCTGCGCACGCTGCTGGACGGGGCGGAGCCGGGATTCGTGCTGCATCCGCGCTGCGCCACGCTGCGCCGGGCGCTGATGGGCGGATACCAGTACCGGCGCATGCAGGTCAGCGGCGAACGCTATGCCGACCGGCCGGAAAAGAACCGGTGGTCGCATGTGATGGATGCGCTGCAATACGCGGCGACGCGCCTGTTCGGCGCCGAGCTGCGTGGGGCCGGGGCGGGGATCGACGACGGCGCCGGCGGCGAAATGGACGGGTTCCAGATGCATTCGGACGACGACCGGACGCGATCGAACATTACGGGGTATTGAAATGCCAGGACTGGTGATTCCCGCGCATGTCGCCGCGACGCGGCGGACGTGCCGCCTCTGCCGCCATCATGGCGTCGAGGGGCATGACGTCGTCTGCCGGCGCTATCCGCCGCAGGTGACGGTGGTGCTGGTGCCGCAGGCCGCGCCGCGCGTGGGGCAACTGGCGCCGCAGCCCTTCGCCACCTTTCCCCCGGTGGTGCCCGAGCATGTGTGCGGCGAATTCGCGCCCGGCGGGGTGGCGCCATGAGCGCGGCCGAGGCAGAGGGCCCCGATAGCGGCCCCGACGCGGCGCTGGTGGAGCGGCTGCGCCGCTGGATCGACAGTCCGAACATCGCGGAGGAACTGGACGATGCCGTGCGCGGGCGGGTGGCGGACCGGGTGGCGCGGGACTGGCGCGCCGACGATGCCAGCCGGGCCGAGTGGAAGGAGCAGTACCGCCGCTGGCTGGACGTGGCGCAGCAGGTGAGCGAGCCCAAGACCTATCCGTGGCCGGGGGCGTCGAACGTCATCTATCCGCTGCTGACCATCGCGGCCGTGCAGTTCGCGGCCCGGGCCTATCCGGGCATCGTGCGCGATCGCGACGTGGTGCGCGGCACGGTGGTGGGCGATGATTCCGGGGTGCCGGCGCCCCCTCTGGCGGTGGCGGCCGGCGGGCCGGCCTGGCTGGTGCCGCCGGGGGCCAAGCGGACCCGGGCGAATGCGATCGGCCGGCACATGAGCTGGCAGTTGCTGAACGAGATGGAGGACTGGGAGGAGCAGACCGACAAGCTGCTGCTGAAACTGTCCATTGTCGGCACGATGTTCCGCAAGACCTATTTCGACCCCGGCCTGCAGCGCAATGTCAGCGAGACGGTGGACCCGCTGCGGCTGTGCATCGACTACAACGCCAAATCCTTCGCCGCCGCGCCGCGCATCACCGAGGAGATCGACCTGTATCCGTGGGAGGTCGAGGAGAAGATCCGTGCCGGCCTGTTTCTGGACGACGAGTACGGGTGCAACCACGATGCGGGCGACGACGAGGATGCGCCGGTCACGTTCCTGGAGCAGCATCGCCGCTACGACCTGGATGGCGACGGCTATGCCGAGCCGTACATCGTGACCATCGCGCGGGATTCCGGCCGGCTGGCGCGCATCGTCGCGGGGTTCGAGTCCGAGGGCGTGATCTTCGGCGCCGCCGACCACCGCATTCGCCGGATCGACGCGGTGGCGTACTACACCAAGTTTCCCTTCATCCCGTCGCCGGACTCCGCGATCTACGATATCGGGTTCGGCACGCTGCTGCATCCGCTGAACGCGGCGGTGAACACCAGCCTGAACCAGATGTTCGACGCGGCGCACCTGGCCAATGCGGGGGGCGGGTTCATCGGGTCCGGCATGTCGCTGAACAGCGGGTCGGTGCGCTTCCAGATCGGCGAATACAAGGTGGTGAACACGCCCGGCGCGACGCTGCGCGAAAACCTGGTGCCGATGCAGTTTTCCGGGCCGAATCCGGTGCTGTTCCAGCTTCTGGGCTTCCTGGTCGATGCGGGGCGGGAGATCGCCTCGGTCAAGGATATCCTGTCCGGCGCCATGCCGGGGGGCAACGTGCCGGGCGTGCTGGGGCTGGCGGTGATTCAGCAGGGGCTGAAGGTGTTCAGCGCCATCTTCAAGCGCATCCATCGCAGCCTGGGCATGGAATTTCGCAAGCTGTACCGGCTGAACCGGATCTATCTGCCCGACGAGGCGGGGTTTCGCGCCGGGGCGGAGTATTTCCGCGTCACCCGTGCCGATTACGAGCAGGGCAGCGGGGTGGAGCCGGTGTCGGACCCGGAAGTCGTCACCGACATGCAGCAACTGGCGCGGGCCAATTTCCTGCTGTCGTTCAAGGACGACCCGTGGTGCGACGGGCATGAGATCCGCCGTCGCGCGTTCGAGGCCGCGGCGATCGGCGACATCGACCAGGTGCTGCGCGCCCAGCCGGCCCCGGACCTGGCGGCGATCGGCCAGGCCGCCGAGGTGCAGCGCCGCGCCCGGCGCGACGCGCGGGAGATGGAGATCCGCGCCGACCAGCAGAAGGTGCAGCAGGTGTCCACGCTGGCCGATGCGATCCTACACCTGGCGCAGGCCCGCCGCGTGGAGGGCGAGACGGGAGGAAACGGGGCGGGAGGAAACGGGGAGGGAGATGACGAACTGGCGTGGCTGGAACGCCAGGTTTCGGAACTGGATGGGGAGGGAGAGCATGGACCACGAGACGGAGGCGGCGCTGGAGGCGGCGCGGGCGCGGCGGCTGGAAGTGCTGGGGGATTTGGGCGAGGACTCGTTCCGGGCGTGGCGCCACCATCCGGTGAGCCGGGCGGTGCTGCGGTTCCTGGAGGATTACCGCGATAGCGTGGAGCAGCGGATGCTGGGGCAGTGGCGGGCCGGGACCGCCACCCTGGCGCAGGAGCACGAGGCGCGCGGCCGCGCCGCCGTCGCGGGCGAGATCGCGGCGCTGCAATGGGCCGAGATGGCGGCATTCTATGGTGGGGGAGGCGCGTGATGCGCGAGGGGCGGATCCTGAAATTCGACCAGCAGGAATACGTGATGTCCGACTGGGACGGCGTGAACCGGGCGGGGTACGTGCCGCTGGACGACAAGATCCTGGTGCTGGCGGACGTGCATGCGGACATGACCAGCGGCGCGGTGCAACTGCCGGCGGAGTATGTCGAACGGCAGACGCTGGCCGCCGAGCACGGCACGGTGATCGCGGTCGGCCCGGCGGCGTTCCGCTGGAACGATGACGGCACGCGGCAATGGGTGGGGCAGGTGCCCGCGCCGGGGGACCGCGTTTATTTCGAGCGCTATGCCGGCCAGTTGCTGAAGGGCGAGGACGGGCTGCTGTACCGGCTGATGTCGCAGCGCTGCATTGCGGCGATCGGTACGGCGGCGGACGGGAAAGGAGAAGGGGCATGATGGAACGGGACGAGGACATGCGGGAAGGGGATGTGACGGAGGCCGGCGCCCCCCATGCGAAGAGCGCGGGGCGGGAGGCGGCGGGGCAGGACGGGGACGAGCCGTCCGCCGCCCCGGAGGGCGCGGGCGACGAGACCGAGGCGCAGGCGCGGCGGATGGGCTGGGTGCCGCGCGGGGAATTTCGCGGCGATGCGGAAAAATGGCGGCCGGCGCGGGAATTCCTGGACCGGGGGATGACGCTGCTGCCGGTGCTGCAGCAGCAATATCGCGCGCTGGACGGGCGGTATTCCGCCATGCAGGCGCAGTTGCGCGACAGCCAGCAGGCGCTGGCCGACCTGACGGAGCGCACGCGGCGCGCGGACGAGCGGGCCTATCAGCGCGCGACGCGCGAGATCGAGGCCCGGCGGCAGGCCGCCGTGGCCAGCGGCGACACCACGGCCTTCGCCGCCGCCGACCGCGAATTGCAGGACCTGCGCGACCAGGCGCCCCCGCCCGAGCGCGCGCGGGAGGTGCCCCGGCGGGAGGCGGCCGCGCCCGCCGCACCCGCCACGGGGGCGGGCGGACCCGTGGCGCCGGCGCCGGAAATCGTGGCCTTCGTGCAGGCCAATCCGTGGTTTGCCAGCAACGAGGAGGCCCGGCAGGACGCGATTGCGATCCAGTCGGCGGTGGACCGCCAGCATGCCGGCCTGCCGCTGGCGGAGCGGCTGGAGATCACGCGGCGCAAGGTGCGGCAGTTGCATCCGGCGCTGTTCGAGAACCGGCGGCGCGAGGCCCCGGCCCAGGTCAGCGCGTCGCGCGGCGAGGGCGCGCGCGGGGCGAACCCGCGCGGGTTCGAGGCGCTGCCCGCCGAGGTGCGGCGGGAATACGACCGCTATGCCCGCGCGCTGTCGGGCAAGGGCAAGCCGCTGACCAAGGACGAATGGGCCGGATATTACTGGGAGAACGAAGCATGAGCGACGATGCACGCCATCGCGCGCCGCAGGCCGATGCGCCCCGCGGCCGCCGCGCGCCGTCGCGCCGCCCCTTCGGGCTGCGCGAGCAGAAACTGGCCTATCCCGAGCGCGAGGGCTACCACCGGCACTGGTTCAACGACGAACCCGGCCGCGTTGCCCGCGCGCAGGACGCGGGATACGCGCAGGTGATGGACGAATCCGGAAAACCCGTTAGCAGGACTGTGGGTGTCGCGCGCGGGGGTGGGCCGCAGATTGCGTACTTGATGGAAATACCGGCCGAATGGTATCGGGAGGACATGGCGGCGCAGGAAGCGGGCCATCGGGAGCTGATGGCCCAGATCAGGGAAGGCCGGGTTCCCGGCGGCCCGACCGGCGCGGACCGCAACGCGCAATATGTTCCCAACGGCGTGGGCATCACGATCCGCGAGGAACGGCGCTGAGGCGAGACGGCCCGATACGGCCCGATACGGGACGGACGGATACGAGACGGGGCGTCCAGGCACGGCGCCCCCCCCAAGGCAGACCAGCAGGCAATGACAGTTCGGCGGCGCGTGTGCGGCCGTCGTGATTTCAACCGTGCAGAGGCTCTGCCAGATGAATTCCAATACTCCCTTCGGCCTGCGGCCGATGGCCTATGCGTCCGGGGCGCCGTATGGCGGCGGCGTGCAGGTCTATTACGTGCCGCCGTCCAATGCCACGCCGCTGTTCCTGGGCGACCCGCTGGTGGTGCTGGCCGGCGTGGCCGACGCCAACGGCGTGCCGGGCGTGGGCATCGCCACCGCCGGGGCGTCGGGCATGATCACCGGGTCGATGCAGGGCATTGCCAGCAATGCCGGCGAGCTGGTGCTGCCGCTGCTGCAGAACCAGACGCCGTACCTGCCGGCGGGGCAGGCGGCCTATGTCTACGTTGCCGACGATCCGAACCTGGTCTTCGCGGTGCAGGAGGATTCGGTGGGCGGCGCGCTGGCGGCGGGGGCGGCGTCGAGCAACATCGACCTGGTGGCCGGGGCGGGATCGGTGACGTCCAGCCTGTCCGGCTGGCAGGCGCAGTCCAGTAGCCTGGGCACGTTGGCCACCGGGCAGTTGCGTATCCTGCGCGCGTACCAGTCGATCGACAATGCGATCGGCGTCAACGCGAAGTGGCTGTGCCGCATCAACCTGCATTCCATCACCGGCACGACCGGCATTTAAGGAGCATTCCCGATGGCCGTAATTACGACGGGCGCCCACCCCAAGGCCCTGTGGCCCGGCATCAAGGCGTGGTGGGGGCGCAGCTATGACGAACATCACGTGGAATATCTGGACCTGTTCGACAGGCAGACCTCGGACAAGGCGTACGAGGAGGAGGTCGAGATCACCGGCTTCGGCCTGGCGCCGGTGAAGCCGCAGGGGCAGCAGATCTATTACGACGTGGAATCGCAGGGGTCGGTCAGCCGCTTCACGCACGTGGCGTACGCGCTGGGCTATATCGTGACGTACGAGGAGCTGCGCGACAACCTGTACGAGACCGTGTCCAAGCGGCGGGCGGCGCAGCTGGCGTTTTCCATGCGCCAGACCAAGGAAAACGTGCTGGCCGGCATCTATAACATGGCGTTTTCGGCCAGCGCGCCGGGCGGCGACGGGGCGGCGCTGATTTCCGGCGCGCATCCCACGCTGTCGGGCATGCAGTCCAACCTGCTGGCGACGGCGGCGGACCTGTCCGAAGCCGCGATCGAGGACCTGACGGTCCAGATCATGCAGTGCCAGAACAATCGCGGCATGCGGATTTCCGCCCTGCCGCGCACGCTGAACGTGCCGTCCGCCCTGTGGTTCGAGGCCAACCGGGTGTGCAATTCGGTGCTGCAGAACGACACGGCGAACAACGCCATCAACGTGCTGCGCGCGACCAACGCGTTCCCGGAAGGGATCAAGCTGAACCATTACTTCACCAGCCAGACGGCGTGGTTTATCCGCACCAACGTGCCCAATTCGCTGACCTATTTCGAGCGCGATCCGATCGCCTTCGACCAGGACAACGATTTCGACACCAAGAACGCGAAGGCCGCCTGCTACGAGCGCTATTCCGGCTACTGGGCCGACTGGCGCGGATTGTACGGTACGCCGGGCGTCTGAGATCCTGTCCGGACATGCGCGCTGGTGGCGATCCGACGCGCGGCACTCTCGTTCACCAGCCCACATGTCCCGCCAGGATCACAGGATTTTCAAACTGAAGGACGGAATTATGACCGAACGCAAGACGGGTACCAAGGCTGCATCCACCACCGCCCGGGGTGGGGCGGAGATGCATGTGCATCATCATCACCATTATCACGGCGGGGCAAAGCCCGCCGCCGTGGCCGATGTCGCGGCGCGGGGCGTGCGGCGCAGGCCCGCGCCCGCGCGCAAGGCGACGCGCCGGGTCTGAGGGCCGGGTCCGAGGAAAGGGGGCCCTGCCGGTCGGGCGGGGCCCCGTCATCACGGGGGAAACGATGGCCGACATGACGACGACGCAGGTGATCGCCAATGGTCCCCGCAACCTGATCATCAAGCTGACCGATGTCAGCGACGGCACCGGCCTGTCGGGGTTCAAGGTGGTGGATGCGCAGTCCGCCGCCTATGCCGCCGGGGGGCAGGTGCCCGGGGTGCACCTGAAGGTGCGGCGCATCGTCTATGACGTGCACGGCATGGTGGTGCGGCTGCAATGGGAGGCCAAGGCGCCGGTGGACCTGGCGACGCTGTCGGGGTTCGGGCACCTGGATTTCCGGCGGTGCCAGGGGTTGTCCAATCCCGGCGTCACGGCGGCGCCGGGGGCGACGGGGTCGATCCTGCTGACGACCATCGGGGCGGCGGCGGGCGGGGCGTTCACGATCCATCTCGAGATGATCAAGGGTGTTCCGCAATTCTGAGGGGCGCGGCATGACCGAGGCGTGGTACTACAATCCCGGCGACCATTACGTGCTGGACGACATGTCGGGCTTCAAGGTCCGGCGGTCGCGGACGCGCACCATCCCCGGCGGGCAGACCGGGCAGGCGGTGGTCGATCGCAGGCGGTGGGAGCCGCAGCAGCCGCAGGATTTCGTGCGCGGGGTGGCGGACGACCAGAGCGTGGATGTCGCGCGGCCCCGGCAGGACGACCGGTTCATGATGGTGGGGACGGTCGTGACGCGACCGGCCCCGGCCGGCGCGGTGGCCATCATGGTGGCGTCCGTCGCCGGCATGGGCGTGGGCGACACGGTGCAGGTCATGCTGGATAGCGGCGTGAACTTCGTCACGCAGGTGCGGGGGATCGCGGGCGGCACGATTACGCTGGCCGCGCCGCTGCCGGCGTCGGTCGGGGCGGGCGATCCGGCGGGGAACATGGTGCTGGACCTGAGCGCGGCGGGGCCGGCATGACGACCAGCGGCACCGCGACCTGGAACCCGGGCGCGTCCTCGATCATCAACGGCGCGCTGCGGCTGATCGGGGCCATTGCCAGCGGCGAGACGCCGCCCGCCAGCGAATATGCCGACGCGCTGATGGCGCTGAACGGGCTGATCAAGTCCTGGCAGGTGTCGGGCGTGCATGTGTGGGCGCAGGCCGAGGGCACGCTGGTCCTGCAGCCGGGGCAGGCGCAGTACGCGATCGGCGTGAACAGCGCGGATCATGCGACGGGGGCCGCCGGCATCACGGCATCGACCGTCCTGGCGGCGGCGGGGGCGGTGCAGGTCGCGCTGGCTTCCGGTGCCGGTATCGCGGTGGGGAGCCAGGTCGGCATCGTGCTGGATGCCGGGCCGGTGTTCTGGTCTTCGGTCGTCTCGGTGTCCGGTTCGACGGTTTATCTGGCTTCGGCGCTGCCGTCGCAGGCGTCGGCCGGCGCGGCGGTGGTGGCCTGTGGTGCGCCGTTCGCGCGTCCGCTGAAGGTCAGCGGCGCGCGGGTGGTCGATCCGGCGACCGGTGTGGAGACGCCGCTGATCCCGATGTCGCGGCTGGATTACGCCAATCTGTCGGGCAAGACCGCGCCGGCGGGCGTGCCGGCGCAGTATTTCTACGATCCGCAGCTCGGGTCGGGGGTTTTCAGCGTGTTTCCGGCTCCGGCGGCCGGCCTGACGGTGGTGCGGTTCACCTGCCAGCGGCCCTTGCAGGATTTCAGCAGCCAGGCCGATACGGCGGATGTGCCGCAGGAATGGTCGTCGGCCCTGCGCTTCGCCCTGGCGGTGGAACTGGGGCCGGAATATGACTGCCCGCAGGCGCGCATGACGATGCTGAAGGGCATGGCGGACGAGAAGTTCGCTGTTGTTTCCAAGTGGGATATCGAGCCCGAGGGGACCGCCACCTCTCCCTTCGGCCAGCCGGTCTATCAGATGATCGCGGGGGCGCTGCGGCTGTGCGGGGCCGTCGGCCCGCAGGATGTGCCGCGGCTGGGGCTGGTGGACAACGCGTTCACGGCGCTGAACGCCATGGTACAGTCCTGGCAGGCCTCGGGCATCCATGTCTGGGCCGAGGAGGATTGCACGCTGTTCCTGCAGCCGGGGCAGGTGCGCTACCTGCTGGGCGCCGGGTCGCCCGACGCCGCCACCCTGAGCAGCCAGTGGGTCGAGGGCGCGCTGGCGGTGAGCGGGGCGGCGGGGGCGGTGCAGGTGTCGGCCGCCCTGGCCGGGGTGGCGGCGGGCGACAGGGTCGGGGTGTGGCTGGATGCCGGGTGCACCTTCTGGACGACCGCTGCCTCGGTCGGCGGCGGGACGGTGACGCTGGCCGCGGCGCTGCCGTCGCAGGCGTCGGCCGGGGCGCGGGTGGTGTCCTATGCCACGCCGCTGATCCGCCCGCTGCGGGTGCCGGCGGCGCGGCGCTGCCGTCTGGCGCCGCCGGGCGGGCAGGCGATCGAGATCCCGGTCGTGCCGATGTCGCGGCTGGATTATGCCGCCGTGCCGAACAAGGCCACGCCGGGGACGGTGACGCAGTTCTTCTACGATCCGCAGCTTGGGGCGGGGGTCCTGCATGTCTGGCCGGCGCCGTGCGACGATGGGAGCGCGCTGAAATTCACCGCGCAGCGGCCGCTGACGACATTCGCGACCCTGGCCTCGGTTCCGGATTTTCCGGATGAGTGGCTGGCGGCGCTGCGCTGGAACCTGGCGGTGGAACTCTGGCCCGAATATAACGGCGCCCGTGGCAATCCGGCGCAGTACGCCCTGCTGAAGGAAGAGGCGCGCGGCAAGCTGATGGTGGCCCAGGGCTGGGATCGCGAGCCGCAATCGGTGCTGTTCGGCGCGGGCGTCGGCCCGGCCGGGCGGTCGGGGTAGGGCGCCATGGCGGTGCAGGCCATACCGTTCGCGGTGCAGTCCTACCGGGCGCGATCCGTCGCGCTGGACGCGCAGCGCTGCGTCAATTTCTATGCCGAATCCGAACCGAAGGACGCGAAATCGCCTGTCGGGGTCTGGGGATGTCCGGGGATGGTGCCCTTCGCGCAGTGCGGGGCGGGGCCGGTCCAGGGCATGTGCATGATGGGCGGCGTGCTGTATGTCGTCTCGGGCCAGGCGCTGTACCAGGTCGATGCGGACGGGTCGTCGGTCGAGCTGGGGGCGACCTGGGTGACGGGCCCGGTTTCGATGGATACCAACGGCACCGAGCTGGTCTGGGTCGATGGGGAATCCGGCTGGCATTATTCCGTGGCCGGCGGGGTGCAGCGGATCACGGACGAAAACTTCTACCCGGCCGACAATGTCGTGTATTTCGATACCTATTTCGTGTTCAACCGGTCGGGGACGCAGCAGTTCTTCCTGTCGCCGGAGGGGGGGCTGCTGCCGTTCGACGGCACGCAGTTCGCGTCCAAGGAGGCGACGGCGGACCCGCTGCTGGCCGTCGTGAACACGCACGAGCAACTGCTGCTGTTCGGCGCGTCGCGGACCGAGGTGTGGTACGACGCGGGCAATGCGCCGCCGGCCTTTCCGTTCCAGCGGTTCGACGGGGCCTTCATCCAGCGCGGGATTGCCGGACCGCATGCCCATTGCCTGGAGGACAACACGACGTTCTTCCTGGGCGATGACGGGATGTTCTACCGGCTGAGCGGGTTCCAGCCGCAGCGCGTGTCCACCCATGCGACCGAGGGGGCATGGCAGGCTTATCCGACGATGCGCGATGCGCGTTGCTTCAGCTACACGCTGGAGGGGCATAAATTCGTCAACCTGCTGTTTCCCTCGGCCCCGGCAAGCTGGGTCTTCGACGTGGCGACCGGCCTGTGGCACGAGCGGGAATCCTGGGCCGGCGCCAGCGCGGACAGTTCCATCGGGCGCTGGCGCGGCAACGCTGCGATCATGGCCTATGGGCGGGTGCTGGTCGGCGACTGCCTGGGCGGGACGGTCGGGCAGGTCAGTTTCCAGGTCTATACCGAACTGGGGGCGACGATGCGCGGCATGATCGTCTCGCCGCCCATTCACGACGCGCGCCGCCGGGTGTTCATGCAGCGGTTCGAGTTGGACGTGGAAACCGGGGTCGGGCTGCCGGGGGCGGCCACGACGCGGAGCGTGGCCTATGCGCCCATGGGGGTGGTGCTGTCGTCGCCCGCGCGGTTGGCGCACGCGGGCGCGCCGTCCGGTTCGCCGGCATCCATCGCCAACCTGCTGGCCAGCATGTGGGTCTGCCTGCCGGATGATGGCGGCGTGCCCGGCGGGCTGCTGGTCGGCAATGCCCCCACGCTGGATGGCGGGCCGGGCTTTGCCGTGCTGCTGGCCGACGACCCGGCCGGCGGCGGGGCGCAGGTCGTGATCCGGGCGTGGGATGCGGGCGGCAACCCGATCGTGGCGGCCAGCTATGGCTATGCCGGGTGGTCGAAGTGGGTGAACGTGCAGGTTTCGCTGTCTCCGGCATTACAGCAGGTGCAGGTCTATGCGAACGATGTGGCGCTGGTGCCGGCCGGCGTGACCTGGTCGTCGGCGCTGCCGGTGGCCAATCCTGCGGCGCAGCCCTGGATCGTGGCGCCGTCGGATGGGACCGGCAACCCGCCCGGGGTGCTGGCCGACCCGGACTTCGGCGGCCATACGGCGGGGGAGGGAACGCATTGGGTGAACACGTCGCCCATGCCCGACCAGTTCGGCAACATGATCTCGCGGGACCCGGTGGGGAACGTGAATGCTGTTTCGCAGGCGGGCGCGATCGCGTGGTCGCTGCCTTACGCGACGATCCAGGCCGATGTGGTGTCGCAGATCGGCGCCGTCACGAACTGGTTTTCATCGGGCGCGACGCCCAGCGTGCTGATGCAGGGCCAGTATCTGGCCATCGCGACCGGGTTCGGTTCGTGGTATGTCGGGCTGTCGGTCTACCGGTTGAATGACGGGGCCGCGCCGGCTTTCCTGGGCTTTGTCCGCTACTGGACGAGCGCCCTGGGCGTGGATGACGGAGACGGGCGGTGCTTCCTGGCCGGCGCCCAGACGATCGACGATCCGATCCTGATGGTGCAGGACGGATGGCCGGGTACCGTGAAGAATGTGTGCGTCTTTCCGTCGATTTCGCAGATCGTCTCGGGCGCCGCGAGGACTGGCGGACTCGGCGGGCTGTATCCGTCGCTGGGCAATACGGCGACGTGGGCGGCGTGCCAGGTGCCGCAGATCAATTACGCGTATCCGGCGGCACTGGGGACGAATCTGCTGACCCAGTGGGCGTATAATGGGAACGTGGGGTTCTTCCTGCCGGACGGCGAGGGAGGCACCAATCATTATCTGTATTTCAGCCGGGGCGACATGGCGGCGAATGCCGTTGCCGGTGGGAACGCCAACAGCGAAATCGCGAACGTCATCGGGCCGGCCTGTCCGGACGGCGCGATGGTCAGGATCGCCATGGGCGCGGTCAGCTATGACGCCCTGATCGAGGCGAACTTCGCGAAAAACGGCGCCACGTCCTTCACTGCGACCTTGCCGATGTACAGCATCGACAATGCGAACTGGGTGAACGGGGCCGGGGCGGCGCAGATTCCGTTTTCCGACGAATATGCCTACATCACCACCGGACAGCCGGGCGGAACGGATGTCTATGGCGGCCAGCCTGGCCTGATGCCGATTCCCGGAACGTCGCACTGGCTGGTCACGTTCCTCAAGGTCGGGCGGTCCGACAGCCAGGCCAACCTGTCCGGGGCCAGCGTGTGGGATACGGTGCGCACGTTCGTCTATGCCGGCGGAAACGCCGTGCAGCTCGGGGGCGCCGTCTCGGGCGAGGCGTATGCCGGGGCGGCGGACTGGTCCGGATACACGCTGCCGGGATCGACGGGCGTGTGGGGCGACTGGAACGCCGTCGCCTATGTGCGGGACGATACGGTTCTGGTCTTCGGCAATATGTACGGCACGGCGGCCGGGGCCTATCCGGCCCCCGAAGGCGCGCAATATTGCACCCGGTTCGGCACGCTGGCCCTGGCGGTGGCGCAGCTTGCCGACCTGTTCATCGCGACCCCGCCGGCGCCCGTGGATCTGTCGGTGGTCGCGAACCGGCGCCTGTTCCGCAGCGCGGCCGGGGGGGCGCGGTATCCGGGGGCGGACGGATCGGTGCCGCTGGGTGTCGCGCCGCCGGTGTTCCTGACCGTAGCGCCGGGGACGCAGGTGGACACCTTCGCGAATAACGGCGGCAGCGGTGGTCCGTTTGCCCTTTCGGGCACCCTTGATGCAGCAGAATCCAACCCGCCCGGCAGCACCTATCAGGAGGTCATGGACCAGGCCGCCAACACGCCCGTGGGGGCCGACCCGCAGATCATGCTGGACTGGTCCGACGACGGGGCGCGGACATGGAGCGCGCTGCGGCTGTGCCGGTCCATGGGCCGCCAGGGCGAATACCTGACGCGCCTGCGCTGGATGAAGCTGGGGCAGGCGCGGCAGCGGGCGCTGCGCCTGCAGGTGACGGACCCGGTGCGGCGCAACCTGATCGGGTTCTATCTGGATATCGAAGCGGGGATGGACTGATGCCGGAGCCATCGCGCCAGACCCTTCCGGTCGGGGATCGTCCGTTCGTCGACGGCACCGGGGCGCTGACCCTGTCGGCCTATCAGTTCCTGGCGCGGCTGCAGGCTGGTGCCTCCGCGACGATCCGCAACGTCCAGGTGATCGCGGCGGCGCTGGGCGTGCCGGTGGCGTCCATCCCGGCCGACGGATCGGCGCCCGTCACGCTGCCGGCGTCCTATCCGCCGGTGCCGGACGTTTCCGCCGGCCTGCGCGATTCCGTGGCCGATGCGCGGCTGCTGGCGATGCTGTCCGGCGCGTCCCGCCCCGACGTGTCCCGCCCCGTGGCGGCCCGGGATGCGGGCCCGCCGCCTGCCGCGCCGCCGCCGGGTGTCGTGGTGCTGCATAACGGTGCGCGGGTGCTGGACGGGTTCGGCGTGCCGGCCGGCCGGGTCGCGGGGTGGATCGGGGACCTGTACCTGCAGCGGGACGGCGGTGCCGCCGGCGCGCTGTGGTCGAAGCGGCAGGGGGCCGGCACCGAAACGGGCTGGGCGCCCGCCGGCGGCGCGGCGGGCGTGCTGCCGCTGGTCAATGGCGACACGGGTCCGGTCGGCATCCTGTCCGACCCGGCGGGGCAGACAATCGGGGTGCCGATCTGATGGGCAACAGTACGCTGATCACCGACTATCTCGGCTATGGCCCCGCGGCCGGCCGGCCGGCGGCGCCGGCGGTTCCGGCCGGGTGCCTGGGGCTCTATTACGCGGCCGATATCGGGCAGGTCTATGTCTGGGACGGGGCGTGGCAGGCCTGGGCGCCGCCCGGGCAGTCCTTCGCCGGGTCGCTGGCCGGGGCGGGAACCTCGCAGGGGACGGCCGCCGCACTGGCGGCGGACGTCAACCTGTTCACCACCGTGGCGGCCGGGAGCGGGGCGGTGCTGAGCGCCGGTGCGGCCGGCACATGGCAGAAGGTGCTGAACCGGGGGGCGGCATCGCTGCTGGTCTATCCGCCGCCGGGTGGGGCGATCGACGCGGGGGCGGCGGATGCGCCGGCCACCATCCTGGCCGGCGGGGGCGCGACCTTCTGGCAGAACAGTGCAACGCAATGGTATTCGGAATGAAGACACTGCTGATCCTGGCCGGCGCGCTGGCGCTGGCCGCCCCGGCCCGCGCGCAGGTCGTGGGGCCGGTTTCGCATCGCGACGTGCCGGCCTGCCCCGACAGCGGGGGGAATCACCTGAATTACCAGCCGGCAACGGGGGTGTTTTCCTGCGGGACGACGGGGAACGTGCCCGCGATCGGCAATGATACGGTGCTGGGCAATGTCAGCGGCGGCACGGCGGCGGCCGGGGCGCTGACGCAGGGGCAACTGACGGCGCTGGTCCAGCCGTTCACCGCCGGCCTGTCGGGCGCGGTGCCGGCCAGCGGCGGCGGGACGACCAGTTTCCTGCGTGCCGACGGGACATGGGCGGCGCCACCAGGAGGGGGCGCCGCCACGCCGCGGATCGTCCAGAGCCAGGTGGTGGCCTATCCGTCCTCGGCGCTGTCGGTGGCGCTTCCGGCCGTGCCCCAGCCGGGAAACATGCTGCTGTTCGTCGGCACGAAATGGAGTACCAGTCCCTCGATGGTTCCGGGCTGGACGCAGCTCTACTGGGCCGGGTCCGAGTCCAACGACGGGCTGATGGTCGTCTATCGGTATGCGATGCCCGGGGATACCGGCAGCATCACGCTTTCGACCCAGGCGACGGGGTGGTCGGGGTGTCTGTTCGAACTCTCCGGGGTGGCGGCGGGCAATATCGTTTCCGTCCAGGAGGGCGATAATTATTCGGGCGGCGGTACCTCGGTCAGCGCGGGGTCGGGGCTGCCCGACGACGACAGCATCCTGGTCGGCATCGTCTTTTCCGAAGGGGCCGCCACCCAGCCCACCGTGACGCTGACCGGCGCGACGCAGGGACAATCGACATGGGCGACCGGGTCATCCAATGGTGGAAACCGGTTCGTCGCATCGTTTTCGACCGGCCCGCTGCCCAGGGGCGGGGCCACGATCGGCGCGGCGTTTTCGAGTGTCGCGACCGGGGCCAACATCATGGGGGCGGTCGCGATCAGTCCGGTGCGATAGGACGGTGCGACAGGACGGGGCGACAGGACGGGGCCGGGCACAGGATTGCCCTTGCCTGCCTGATCTATATTGTAGCCCATACGCTTCCCCAGACCCGCGGAAAACCATGAGTAACGGTGACATATTAAAGAGACCCCAGCGTACGAGTGCTGTCATTTTCCTTGTCGTGACTCTGGTCTATTTTTATTCCGCGGTGCGGTATGCGCGTCATGCCCCGCTGTGGATGGATGAAGTCCTGACTTATTACACCATTCGACAGGCGGACCTGTCCCACGTCCTGAGGGCTGTCTGGAGCGGGACCGATTTTTCGCCGTTTTTCATGCATGCCGTGCTTCATGTCATACCGCCTGTCGACCAGGGCGACCTGTTGTCTCCACGCATTCTTTCAATTTTTTCCGCTTATGGTGCCGCGCTGTGCCTGTTGCGGCTTGCGCGGAAATATTTTGAATTGCCGGTGGCGGTTCTGTCTTTCAGCCTGCTGCTGGCGTCCTATTTTTTCTTCTTTGCCGTGCAGGCGCGCGAGTATGCGCTGATCGTTTTCCTGTTTTCCGCTTCCCTGCTGGTGTGGAGCAATGTGTGTGACGGGAATAACGACAGAAAGAACCTGTTCCTTCTGTGGGTTTTCCTGTCACTGACACTCTGCACGCATTTTTATGGTGTCGTGTCGATCGTCGTGATGGCGTTGTGCGAAACGGTCTGGGACCTGCGGACAAGGCGTATCCGCTGGCCGGTATGGATCACGCTTGCGGCGACCTGCCCGGTCGGCATGGCCTGGATCCCGTGGGCGCGTCATCTGCAGATGCTGAATGCCGGCGATCAGAATGGTCCTTTTTATTATGCTTATCCCACGTTCGAAAAATTATGGTCCTATACGGTTCTCTTTGTCGGGGGGAACTATGTTTTTCCGATCATCGCGGTGTCGTGTCTCGCGGCTTCCTTCCTGTTCCCCGGTTCCGGGGACGTCCCGCCGGAGAATGCGCAAGCGGGACGCCGCGTCCTGGGATGCATCGTGCTGTCCGTCGGCTGCGTTCCCCTGATCGTGTTTTGCCTGGCGCGTTTTCTGACCGGGTCCTTCAGTGCGCGCTATATGGCTGATTTCCTGACCTTCGATGCTGTCGCCATCCCGTTCGCGATAGGGTGGACGCGACGCGCGACGCTGTTTTCGATGTTGATGTGCCCGGCCCTGGCCTGCATGATCGTGCTGTATTCGGCCGATGACACGATGGACCTGAGTTCGGTCAGAAGTCTGCGGGCCATTCCTTCCGGCCTTCCTGTGGTGATTGGCGAGGGGCTGCTCTTTATCGAATTGCAGCAGAAAATTTATCGGCCGTTTTCGAGGCATGCCGTCTATCTTTATGGATTGGAAAACGTTCCGAACGTCGACCGCACGAATGAACATGCGATACGGTACCTCCATAAGGTTGTGCCGTGGATGCGGGTCAGTCAGTTCGACGATTTCTTGAGGGACAATCATCATTTTTATGTCCTTTCCCGAAATCCGGCTACGGAAGACTATGTCTCGCCGGCGCTCAGGCAACGCGGAGTCCTGTGCCGAACGGCGTTCAGGGACGCGGATGTGACGGTGTTCGAGGCCGGGACGGACTGCAAAAGGATGGTGCCCGCCGTATCGGGACACTGAAACCTCGGTCCCTGGAAGCGGGCGGGATCGGCGTCCGTTCTTGTGCTTGCGCGGGCATGCCGATCCGCGATACAAACCAAGCATCGGGCACAGGCACCGCCCATCATCCGAACGTCCCCCGCCGGGGGATGTGTACGCGAATGCAGGTGCCATGTCCGTCCAGCCCCTTTCCCTGATTCCCGCGCAGGCCGTGCCGTCCGCGACCGCCGTGCTGTATACGTCGCCGGTGGGCGTGATCTCGCGCATCGACAGTCTGAGCGTATGCAATGTCGGGGCCGTTCCCGCGCAGGTCACGATCAATCTGGTGCCGTCGGGGGCGGCGGCCGGGTCCGGCAACGTCACGACGTCCGGCCAGACCATCCTGCCCGGCCAGACCTGGAACAGTCCGAACGAGATCGGCAAGGTGCTGGGCGCGGGCGATGCCATCGCCGTCCTGTCCTCGGTTGCGAACGCGTTGACGATCGTGGCCGGCGGCCTGCAGGTGACCGCGTCGTGACCGCGTATCGGGTCGAGCCCTGGGCACGGGTCCTGCCGGAGCTGCAGGCGTTGTGGGAGGGCCATTGGCGCGAGGTCGGGCGCGACCATGATGCGATGCCGCTCTCGCCCGATCTGGCGAAATACGCGGCGATCGACGCGCAGGACTGCCTGCATGTGGTGACGATGCGGTGTGACGGCCGCCTGGTCGGCTATGTCGTTGCCATCATCCAGACCCACCTGCATTACCAGACGGTCCTGCATGCGGTGCTGGACCTGTATTACGTCGTGCCCGAGGCCCGGCGCTGGATGGCGGGGCCGGCGCTGCTGCGCGCGGCCGAACGGACGCTGGCCGCGCGGGGCGTGCGGCGCGTGGTCGCCGGCACGAAACTGCATCATGCGCCCGACGGGCGGCCGCTGGATAACGGCGCGATCCTGCGGCGGCTGGGCTGGGCGCCGTTCGAGACGCTTTATGAAAGGTGGATCGCACCATGACATCGATCATCGGCGGGGTCGCCGGGGGCGTGGGATCGCTGGTCAGCGGGCTCATGGGGTCCGGCGCCGAGAAGAAGGCCGCGGAACAGGAGGCCCAGGTCGAACAGAATGCCCTGAATTACGACCAGGGCATCTATAATACGGCGACCACGAACCTCAGCCCGTATGTCTCGACCGGTACCAACGCGCTGTACAGCCTTGCGGACCTGATGGGGCTGGGCGGCGGGTCGAACGGGCAGGGGGCGGGCGCGCTGGCGGCCTATAACCAATATACCCAGACGCCCTATTACACTTTCCCGCTGCAGCAGGGCGAGCAGGCGCTGAACCAGGCGGCGGCGGCGAAGGGGCTGTCGCTTTCAGGCGGGCAGCTTTCGGCGCTGGGCAATTATGCCCAGAATTACGCCAGCCAGAATTTCGGGAATTACATGACCGCCCTGCAGCAGTTGGCGGGGCAGGGATCGAGTGCCGCCGGGACGCTGGCGTCGGCCGGGGCCAATGCGGCCTCGACCGACGGTTCGATCGCGTCGCGCCTGGCCAGCGCGCTGGCCGGCGGCACGATCGGATCGACCAGCGCGCTGGCCAACGGCATTGCCGGCCTGCTGGGTGGACTGGGCAGCAGTACGAACCTGAGTGCCCTTCTGTCGTCCGTCGGGGGCGGGACGTCGTATTCGGACCCGTTCGGGGGGGGCGGCACGACGGCGACGGGATTCTGATGCCCGGCGCGTGCCGCCGCCTCGGCGGGCGGCGGCACGCGTGGTTCGTTATTTGGCCGGAGCGGCCGGCGCGGCCGGAGCAGCGGCGGGGGCCTTCGTGTCCTTGGTGCGCGGGGCGAAGACCATGTCGTCCGCGATGAAGCGCAGCGCGTCCTGCGCGTCGGCCAGGGCGGTGTCGGCGCCGTGCGGGTCGGTGTTCACCAGGTTGGAGGCGCGGTAGACATCCGCCGTCACGGGCTGGAGCGGGGCGACGGCGATGATGAAATCGACGTCGATATCGGCGTTGGCCAGCGCGTGGCTGGTGGACGCGGTATCACCCTTCTTCAGGCTGCTGTTCGCGGCCTGGACGGCCTGGGCCTTGGCCGGCGTGGCCTCCGGGTCGCGGCTGACGACATATTCGCCGTCCACCGGAATCCAGGTCACGTCCTGCGTGGGGGCGGTGGGCGCGGGCAGGTGGCCGGGCTTGCCGGCGGGGGCCTTCGGGGCCGGGGTCAGGGCCGCTTCCGCGCGGACGAAGCGGTGGTCGTCGCCCTGGGCCCGGTCCAGGGCCTGGTTCGCGTCGGCCAGCAGCTTGGTCGCGCCGGCCTTGTCGCCCTGGGCCAGGGCCTGGCGGGCCATGTCGATATCGGCATAGGCGCGCAGCCCGTCATGCGACAGACGGCGGAAATCGTGCTCGACCGCGTGACGGTTCGGCCTGGCGGCGTGGGCCTGCGGGGTGGCCACGCCGGAAATCGTCAATCCCGCGGTGGCGAGTCCGGTACCGAGTGCGAACGCGGAGAGGCGGCGGCGAAGAGGCATCTGGAATTCTCCTGTTGACCCCCGAGGATCGCGCCGATGCCGCGCGGGGCATAGGCCCGCAGGCGCAAGGCGGAGTCCCCCGTGGCGCATGGCGATGGCGTGTGGCCGTGGTGCGTGGCGGTGTGCCGGCCGTGACGGGGCCTGTCGAAATACCCTGATCCGGGAATGGAATTTTTCATGCGCGTTCCTGCGTCATTGCCAGCATGGGCCGCCGTCGGCTAGGATGACGCATCAGGGCACAGGCACCGCCCGTCAACGACACGCGCCCCCCGTGCGGGCGTGGGTGGGAGTGGTGCATGTCCGGTTCAGCCGCCCGTTTCGTCTGGCCCAACAGTTTCAGCGTGGACGCGGCCGGCGTGCCGCGCGCGGGCGCGCGACTGTTCTTCTACCAGACCGGGACGACGACGCCGCAGGCGACCTATGCCGATGCTGGGCTGACGGTTCCCAATGCGAACCCCGTCATCGCCGATGAAAACGGCCAGTTCGGCAGCATCTTCCTGCTGGGCGCCCCGTCCTATGCCGTGGCGCTGGAGGATGGGGAGGGCAATCCGGTCTGGACGATGGACCCGGTCGGCGCGGCGGGCGGGGGCGTGGGGGCGGTGCCGGTCGGGACCGTTGCGGATTACGCGGGCGCCACGGCCCCCGCCGGGTGGATGCTGTGCTGCGGCCAGGCGGTCAGCCGCGCGACCTATGCCGCGCTGTTCGCCGTCATCGGCACCACGTTCGGGGCCGGGGACGGGGCGACCACCTTCGGGCTTCCGGACCTGCGCGGCCGGGTGGCGGCGGGCGTCGACAGCATGGGCGGCACGGCGGCCAACCTGCTGACGATGGCGGGGGCCGGCATCAACGGCGTGCAACTGGGGGCCGCGGGCGGCAGCCAGATGGCGCCGTCGCATACCCACGCCGTGACCGACCCCGGACATGCCCACGCGGTGACGGACCCGGGCCATGCGCACGGGCCGGGCAGCGGCACCGGCTTCGTCGTCCCGCAGGGAACGGGCGGCGAGATCGTGACCTTCGATGGCGGAAGCCTGACGCCGGAACATGCGACCGCGCAGACGACGGCCGATACCACCGGTGTCACGGTGGATACGGCGACGACGGGCATCACCCTGGCCGCCGCCGGGACGGGCGCCAGCCAGAACGTGCAGCCCACGCTGATGCTGAACAAGATCATCTACACCGGGGTGGGGGGATGATCGGCGCGGGAGCGCACATTTCGGACTATCCGAAAGAAAGCGGGAAAACCATGGTGGATGAAAACCTGGTTCTGGACCCTGCCGAGACGTCGGAAACGCTGCGCCGGCACGGTGCGCGGATCGGGCGGCTGGAGGCCGGGCAGCAGGACATGATGATGAAGCTGGTCGAGATTTCGGCCGAAGGGCGCGCGCGCGGCGCGCATCAGGACCGGCGGGCCGATCGCGACCTGGAGCAGACGCGCCAGGCGATCGTGGATTTACGCCGCGAAATGCGCGAGGCGATTGCCGAGACCACCGCGCCGCTGGCGGAATCGCAGCGGACGCTGATCCGGATGAACGCGGAAATCGCAGGCGGAGTCAAGATGATCCGCAATGCGGGATTCGCGCTGGGGGGTGTGGTGTCGGCGCTGCTGGGCTATCAGCCCTTTACCGCGTGGCTGGGCCGAATCATCCAGGGCGGGGGGTCGTGATGGGCGGCATCGATCCCGGCGATCTGAAATGGCGGATCGTGGCGCCGGCGCTGGACCGGCTGGGCCTGGGCGGGCCGGCGGCCGTCAACCTGCTGACCGGCACCGCGCTGGTGGAATCGCGCGCCGCGCGGCTGGTGCAGGGCGGTGGCGGGCCGGCCCTGGGCCTGTGGCAGATGGAACCCGCGACGCATGACGCCCTGTGGCGGATGATGGGCGGCGATTCGGCCCATGCCGACCTGGAAACCCGTGTGCGGCGCATGACCTGTTCGGACATTCCGCGCGTGCGGCAGATGATCGGCAACCTGCGCTATGGCTGCGCGATGGCGCGGGTGAAGTACCGCTTCGACCCAGAGGCGCTTCCGGATGAGAAAAACCCGGACGCACTCTGCGCCTATTGGAAGCGTGTCTATAACACGGCACTGGGCGCCGGGGCGGTCGACGCGGTGCATGTGGCGGCCTTCGCGACTGCGATCGCGGCCTGAAAAGCGTGCCTGGAGAGGCGCGCTGGAGGCGATCCGACGTGCGTCTGCTGCGCGCCGGTGCTCACGGCCACCAGGCCGCTGCGCTCCGGTGCTCGCAGACACACGCCGGGCGCTTCACTTCGTTCCGCTCTCGCTCACCAGCACGCCTCTCCAGGCGCGCTTCGGAGTGATGGGCGCGGGCTTTTTCACAATTACTCGAAACGATGGAATTCGGAGAGTCTCATGGACCCGACGACGGTTTTTCGTACGCTTCTGGCGGCTGTGCCGGGGCGGTATCTGGTCGATGTCGCGGCATTGTGCGGGGTCTGCGCGGCGGTGATGCCGTGGCTGCCGGTGCCGGGGCGCGCGGGTTCGGCCTATGGCCGGCTGTATGTCGTCCTGAATGTCGTGGCGCAGAATTTTCGCAATGTCACGAACATGGTCCAGCCCGGCCAGGTGTCGGCCATGCGGCCCGGGTCGGCGCCCGGGGCGGAAGGCGGGCGGCGCCTGCCTCCGCTGGGGCTGGCGCTGCTGCTGGGGGGCGGGATGGCGCTTTCGGGCTGTACCGCCGGTACGGGCGGCGTGACGATCGATACGGCCGAACTGAATGCCGATGCCGGGGCCATCGCCTTCGCGGCGCAGGCGATCGAATCCGTCCCCGCGCTGTCGAGCCACCTCAGTGCCGACCAGGTGGCGGAGGTCAACGCGGCGCTGACGCGGATCAAGGAGATCACCGCGCAGATCAACGCCGCGTCCGGCGGCACGATCGATATCCAGACCGGGAAGGACTGGGCGTCGTCCCTGGCGTCCGAATTCCAGACGATCCTGACCATCGCCGCGCCGGTCGTGTCCGCCTTCGCGCCCGGGGTGGGCACCTACATCCAGACCGCCGAGCAGATCATTCCCCTGATCGAGGCCGCCGTGGGTCTGGCGCCGGCCAGCATGGCGGGGGTCGGCGGGGCGAGGCCGGGCGGGGGCGATGCGCCGGCCCTGCGGGCGGCGCTGTATCGGGGCGTCGCGTAGGGGCACGTAAAAAAGGCGGCGCCTGCGCAGCGCCGCCTGTCCCGTCGATAATAACCTGGCTGAAAAATAAACCGTGCGTCTGAAAACGATCTGTAATGAAGGGACCATGGCATGACCTGCATGGGTTGTGGAAATAACATCATTGTCATGTGCCTGATGCATGGGGGGAGGGCGTGATGGCGCGGCGGCTGGGCTGCCTGCCGGCGCGGGCGCGCCCCGGGCAGCCGCGCCTGTCGTCGCTGCGGATGATGGCGCGCACGGCGCCGCCCACGCTGCGGCGCGAGTCCATCGACCCGGCCCCGCTGATGCTGGGCAACGACGTGCTGGGCGACTGCACGTCGGCGGGGATCGGCAATCATCTGCGGGCCACCGCCGCGCTGGCGGGATTCCAGGTTGCGGTGGAAACGGCGGATGCCGAGGCGTTCTATGCGGTCTCGACCGGCTATGTCCCGGGGGATCCGTCCACCGACCGGGGCGGGGTGGAGGTCGATGTCCTGACCGTGGCGGGGCGCGACGGCTATGCGCTGGCGGATGCGACCTTCTATCCGCTGTGGGGATCGGCGGCGCCGGACGACCTGAACGGGCTGCGCAACATCATGGCCGGGCTGGGCGCGGCCTATCTGGGGGTGCAACTGGCACTGGCGGACCAGCCGGAGGACGGGGTGTGGGATACGACCACGCCGGGCGACCAGACGCCCGGGTCGTGGGGCGGGCATTGCCTGCTGGCCTGGGCCTATGACGGGACCGCCGACGATTCGCGGGTGTCGCTGCTGACCTGGGGCGGCATGCGGCACGCGACCTGGCGCTGGGTGCGGTCGCGGATCATGGAGTGCCACGGCCTGGCCTGGCGGCAATTGATGCCGGCCGGCGGCCTGGCGCCGGACGGCGAGGACTGGGACGCGCTGGTGGCGGCCAACGCGGCGTATCTGGCGGGGGAACCGGCGCCCCTTACTCGCCGGCCCCCAGCGCCAGGGCGAGCAGGGCCAGGCCCGACAGCAGCAGCAGGCTGA